CTCTTAGAGCTGAAAAATGTAATGAAGAAGGAGAGATTCCTGCTTATTATTATTATTATGACTGGGAAGAGATTCAACAAGGAGACGAACTAGAAAGAATACCAGTGTTTGGAACGTCAAGAAACGAAATAGAAATACTATACATAAAACCTTATAGAGCAGGATTTAAATATTACAGTCCTGTAGATTATCAAGGAGGAATTCAATATGCAGAGCTAGAAGAAGAAATAGCTAACTATCACTTAAACAACATTATGAACGGTCTAGCACCGTCAATGCTCCTGAATTTTAATAATGGAACTCCAACAGAGGAAGAGAGAAATATTATAGAACAAAAGATAGCTGCAAAATACCAGGGCACTTCTAATGCAGGAAGATTTATATTAGCTTTTAATGATTCTGCAGATTCTGCAGCAACTATGGAAGCGGTGCAATTAAGTGACGCTCCGCAGCAGTATGAATTTTTATCTACTGAGTCAATGAAAAAAATAATGGTAGCTCACAGAGTTACTAGTCCTATTTTATTTGGTATTAAAGATATGACAGGTTTTGGAAATAATGCTGAAGAAATTGTTACTGCCAGTACTTTAATGGATAATACGGTTATAAGACCGTTTCAGCAGCTTTTACTAAACGCTTTTGACGATATACTAGCGTACAACAAAATAGTGCTTAATTTATACTTTAAAACGCTTCAGCCGTTAGAATTTAACGATCTTACTAACGCTACTAATAAAGAACAGATAGAAGAAGAGACAGGTCAGAAGTTTTCTTTGTCTAAAGTAATAGACGGAAAAATAGCATACGAAACTATAGAAGAAGCTGAAAACAAAGCTAATGAGATAGGATGTATGGGCTATCACGAACACGAAGAGGACGGTAAGACGTATTATATGCCTTGTCAAACTCATACAGACTTAAAAAAACCTTGTTGGAAAGGCTACGAACAAATAGGAACTAAAATAAAAGATGGTAAAGAAGTTCCTAACTGTGTTCCTTTAAATGTTAATAAAGAATTAACTAAAGCTATTTTAAAAGAATTAAAAGAAAAAGGAGAAGATGAAGAAATGGAGGGCTACGAACTTATAGATAGTAGACCTGCAAATGAGTTTGATGAGTTATTAAATCACTCTCTAAAATTTGCTACAGACTTAGCTTTAGTGCCTACTAGTACTCCTAATAAAAAAAGCTCTCAAGATACTAGTATAATAAAAGTTCGTTATAGATACTACGGAAGTAATAATCCTGAAAGAGAATTTTGTCGTAAAATGTGGGCTGCTAAAAAAGTTTACAGAATGGAGGACTTAAATAAAGAAAGTTCTGATAATTCAGAGTTAGCACCTAAAGGTCAAAGTACTTATAATTTATGGCTTTATAAGGGAGGAGTTAACTGTCAACATTATTGGGAGCGAAGAACTTATTTAAGAAAAAACAATGAAAGAATAACAGTAGCGGAAGCGAGACGTAAAATTGCAGCTCTAGACCCTAGTCTAAAAAAAGAAGCTCAAATAGAAACTAACGTTCCTGAAGTTGCTCAAGTAGCTCAACCTAAAAATGACTGGTGGAGTTTAGACCCTAATTATAGAAAATAAAAAGATATGGCAACGGCATTATTTATATCGAGAACGGACTTAGTAAGAAATACTATAATAGATGGGTCAGTAGACACGGACAAGCTTTTGCCCTTTATAAAAATTGCACAACAGATGCACATTCAAAATTATTTAGGTACTGATCTTTATAATAAAATTTCTGCTCTAATTACTGCAGGAACTCTTACACAACAAGCGAATCCTAATTATTATACTTTTGTTAACGATTATGTACAACCTATGTTAATAATGTTTGCTATGGTGGATTACTTACCGTTTTCAAACTTTGCAGTTAAACAAGGCGGTACATACAGACATCGTTCTGAAAATGCAGACTTACCTACAAAAGATGAAATAGATTTTCTAGTACAAAAATATAGAGATTATGCAGATTTCTATACTAGACGATTTATAGACTATATGAATTATAACGCTTCAACTAAATTTCCTGAGTACTATTCTAATAGTAATGACGATATGTACCCAGACACAGAAGCTAACTGGGTAGGATGGGTATTATGAAAAAAGAATATAATATAAAACAAACAAACTTTAAAAAGTTATTAGTTTATCTAAAAAAAATAAAAAATGAGTACACTAACAGGAAATAAAATAAGTTTAACGTATAAGAGTTTAATTAAAATCTCAGATAATGATATTTTAACTGCAACTCTACAACAGTTGTCGGATGGGTTAGGGAATAATTCAGGTGTATATTTAAACACAGGCGGAGACCTGAAGTCAACAGGGACGCTAGAGTTTGCTAATTTTAAAGGCACTTCTACTTCTGTGACTATCAATAAACTTGTTAATCAGGCAGACGGCATATCTTCAAATGATAATGACACTTCCCTTCCTACTTCGGCAGCAGTTAAAGATTATGTAGATACTCACGTAACAAGTCAAGACTTAGACTTTTCAGACGGTACGACTCAAAGTGCTATAGACTTAGATTCTCAAGTTTTTTCTATTGTTGGAACAACTAACGAAATTGACACGGTAGCAAGTGGTCAACAACTACAAATAGGCTTACCAAATAGTATTACAATTAGTGGAACTTATACTGGAGCAACGTTCTCAGGAGACCTTAACGGAACTATTAATACTGCTACTACTGCCGTAACACAAGCGGCAGGAAATAACTCTACTAAGGTAGCTACAACGGCTTACGTAGACACTCTAGATGCAGCTAGTGATCTAGACTTTAGCGGTACTAGTGGAACTGGAGACGTAAACTTAAACACTCAAACTTTTGCTATAACAGGAGCTGCTAATCAAATTACTACTGCAGCCTCAAATCAAGGCTTAGTTATATCTTTACTTTCTTCAGGTGTTACTTTACCAAATAATTCTGTAGCTACAACACAATCAGCAGGAGACAATAGTACTAAAGTTGCTACTACTGCGTATGTTGATGTACTAGATGCGGCGAGTGATTTAGATATAGCAGGAGATTCAGGTACAGGCGATGTAAACCTCAACACTCAGACGTTTACTTTATCAGGAACTACAAACCAAGTAACAACTGCAGTGAGTGGTCAATCTGCAACTTTTAGCCTACCCTCTACAGTACATAGAAACTTACAAGGAAACGTTACAGGAAACCTAACAGGAAATGCAGACACGGCTACTAAATGGGCTACTGCAAGAAATTTATCTTTAACTAGCGAAGCTACAGGAACTATAAGTAGTGTTGACGGTACTCAGAACGTATCTGGTGCGGTTACTTTATTAAACTCTGCAGTTACAGGAAAAGTACTAACAGGACTTCCAACTCCTGCAGCAGGAAATATCCAGGCAGGAGATTCTATCTTAGAAGCCTTTGGAAAACTACAATCTCAAGTTAGCTCTATTTCAAATGGATTAATATTTAAAGGCAGTTGGGACGCAGATACTAACACTCCTACTTTAACAAGTGGAGGAGGAGAAGTAGACTCAGGAACGACAACAGGACAAGCTACAAATAAACTTATTCAGTCAGGACAAAATTTTAACACTACTATAACTGTAGGAGATAAAGTTATAAATCAGGTAGACGGAACAACGGCTCTTGTTACTGTAATTGACAGTAATACTCAGTTAAGTTTAAATGCTGATATAATGCTTAGTGGAGAAGCTTATACTATTGACGCTAGTCCTTTTATTCAGCAAGGAAATTATTACGTAGTAAATTACGCAGGTACTACTAACTTAAATGGAAATAACTCTTGGTCTATTGGAGACTGGGTTATAGCAGACGCAGACAACCGTTGGTCTAAACTAGATCATAGTCAAGTAGACGGTCAAGGTACTATAGGAAATTTACCTGTTTTTGCTACGGCTACAACAATAGGAGATTCTATAGTCGCTCAAAGTGGAACGGCTTTAACCGTTACAGGTTCTTTAAATACAACGCTAGGAGCTTCGGTTGCAGGAGACTTTGCGGTAAATACAAACAAGTTTACAGTAAATGCTACAAGTGGAAATACTTTAGTTGCAGGGGATGTTGGAATAGGTGTTGCTGCTACAAAAGCATTACAAGTAAGTGGTGAAGCATTATTTGGAAATGGAACTAATGGGCTTTTGTTTTCATATAGCGGTGGAAATTCAAGTGGTATTATAGACACAGGACACAACTCAACTGCTTTAGAGTTTAGAGTGGGCAATACTCAAGAATTATTAATAAACGGAACTTCAGCAACTTTTACAGGAAGTGTTAATATAACAGGAGGCACTACTAATGGTTTAAATATTACAACATCAGGAACTCAAGATACTATTAAAATAGATAGAGCAGCGACAAGTGATAATGCAATAACAAAATATCAAACTGCAAGTGCTGACAAATGGATAGTAGGTTTAAGAAATACAGGAGATGACAATTTTAGATTTTATTCTTATGGTACTTCAAGTGATGTTTTAACTATTAATCAATCAAGTGGAAACTCAACTTTTGCAGGAAATGTAACTGCACCAGAACTTCGTTTACAAGGAACAGGTACAACATATCTTAATATCGGAAATAATACTACAGGTTCAGCATCAAGTGATGGAGCAAGTA